TGTTGATTTGCCGGCACCATTTGGGCCTAACAACGCATAAAATTCACCTTCAGGCACAGTGAGGTTAATACCTTTTAACGCCTGAAAACCATTACGATATGTTTTGGACAAATCTCTTAAAACCAAAGCATCAGTCATGAAATTCTCACATTATGAAAGAGGGGTATATTTTGAGCGATAATGATTAATAAACCAAGTAAAATAGTCGGAATTTTATAAAATTGAGATAAATTTATGAAGTTATTATATATAAACTGGTGCGCCCGGCGGGCACTTGTCTAAATTTAGCAACTTCTTAGGTTTTACTATCTTTTCTTATTATTTCATATAAAACAAAGAAATGCCAAATTAGCCAATAATCTGTACTTCTATTATTTCTTATTTTTTCCTATTATTTCGATTACCACAATTACGCCAAGATTACGCCACAAGATTATGGCTTCATTTAGACAACGCAACGATACATGGCGAGCCGAGATAAGTGTAAACGGAATTCGCGAAAGTGCAACCTTTGATACAAAAGCACAGGCTAGGGCTTGGGCATCTAAACGCGAGACTCAGTTGCGCGAACAATCGCATGGCAAATTACCAGATCACTCTTTTTTAGAAGCTATTGAACGCTACTTAAGTGAAGTGAGTGTTAAAAAGAAAACTCATGAGAATGAAGTCAAGCGAATGGCTTTCTTCAAGCGTGAGTATAAAAAGCTATGCCAAAAACAATTGGCCAAAGTCACAACTGACGATTTAGTGCAATGGCGCGACTCCCGGTTAAAAGAAGTTCAGGGCGCTACTGTCAGACGTGAAGCAAATATCTTAGCTTCTCTGTTTACTGTTGCCCGAAAAGAATGGAAGTGGATTAAAGAGTCTCCAATGGCTGACTTGACTTTGCCGCCACCATCTAAGCACAGGGATAGACGAATTACTCAGGATGAAATTGATAGATTATGTCTTGCAGCAAATTGGGATAATAATGTCCCGGTGAACTCTACTCAACAAGTAATCGTTGCTTTCCTCTTTGCAATTGAAACTGCAATGCGTGCTGGTGAGATTGTTGGATTAACTTGGGATCGAGTGCATTTGAAAGATAGATATCTAGTTTTGACTGAAACTAAGAATGGTACTAAACGAAATGTACCACTATCTAAGCGTGCTGTTGAGTTGCTTACTTTATTAAAAGGTCTTGATAAAAAGCAGGTCTTTACTTGTAATTCCCAAAGCTTTGATACGCTTTGGCGTAAATTGAGAGATAGATGTCAAATCACTGACTTGCACTTTCATGACACACGCCATGAAGCTTGTACACGTCTTGCAAGAAAATTAGAAGTTTTAGACTTAGCCCGGATGATTGGGCATAAAGATTTAAGAAGTTTAATGATTTACTACAATGCTACTGCAAGCGAAATTGCAACGAGGCTTGATTAGCCTCGTTTGCGTGGTCTTCCTTTCTTTGGCTCATCATCCGATTGTTCATTCAACCAGTTTGATAGCTCTGCCAAGTTCCAGCGTCTTCCTTGACCGCACTTAATAACATAGCGCGGTTTAGGGAAGGTTGGTAGGCAGCAAACCGCTGCCTTAAAGTGTACATCTCGGTAACCCAAGAACTCAGCAGCTTGGGAGTCATTAAGCCAGATGTCCGAAGGTGGTAACGCTACAACAAAGTTACTACCTATATTCGCAATTGCTGTCATTTCACCCCTCCTTACTTTCCGCTTTAACAAAATCTGTACCTTCTGGATCTATCCCAAAATATTCACAAATTTCTGTAGCTTTTGTCGCACCTGGCCCATGTCTGGATACATGAACCCAATTCAAAACGTACTTTGGCTTTTTACTATTCATGAGAGCCATTAGATAAAGTTGCTCAAAGTTAAATTCACTCATCCCTCAGCTCCCTCAACCTTCATAAAAGTAATCCAATGTGTATTGCTACGTTTTCCGCTAATGTGGCCAAACAATGGTTTTTGATCTGTTAGTTCTAAAAGTTCACTAACTTTGATCTGTGTTTCATTCCATTTGAAAATTAAAACACCACCATTGGCCAACACGCGAAAGCACTCTGCAAAACCTTGTCGAATATCTTCACGCCAATCTTCTGACAACTTTCCATACTTGGCAGCTAACCAACTTTGTTTACCAGCCTTCACTAGGTGAGGAGGGTCAAACACAACTAAAGTGAATTGGCCATCCTTAAAAGGCATGTTGCGAAAGTCCATCATTACATCCGGTTCAATCACTAAAGACCGACCATCACACAAGGTATGTTCTTCTTTTTTGATATCGCCATAGACTACATTTGGATTGTTCCGGTCAAACCACATCATCTTTGAGCCGCAGCATGGATCTAAAATTTTTGCATTCATCCCTCAGCTCCCGATTCGCTTGCTTCTTCCACATAGAATTGATCAAAAGTTAGTGGCTTATTAGTAAGATTAGTTGGTGACCAGCAAACTGCTTTAACTTTTGAGATTATTGAGCCTTCAGGCAAAGCAACTGAGGAGGCTTGATCTTCGAAACTCACAATAGATTCAAAATTACCATCATTAAATTCATCAATTTCCATGAAGCGATTACAGTCATCTTTAGAGTGGCAAACTTCAAAGATTACTAGACATTTTTGACCTTCTTTTGGCATACACTCATCAATTGAGATCCATTCTGGCACCGCCTGAGCTTTGGCTTTTTCTAGCTCAGCCTTAAGTTCCTTAATTTGTGCTTTTAAGAGATGTTTCTCCCAGTAGTTTTGAATCTCATCATTAAGATAAAAACCGTTGCTATCACGCTCGATTAAGTGTTCTGCTAAGTCACTTTCGAATTCTTCTCTTTCCTTATTCAAATCTGTCATGCTGCTGCTCCTCACGCATTGCCTTGTGTACCAATTAAAGAATGCTTGCGACTACTACAAGCGCTAACGATTTCAGCTTCACAATCAGTGCCTTTAAACTGTGAATAGATGATTCCAAGTTCAGCAACATCTGTAGTTGCATTGATGCGCTTGATAGCTTCATCAAATGCAGCTTGAAGCGCTTCTTCTTGGCTGCGACCATCATTAAGCCAAGCAATAAGCTTTTCACCAGTTTCCTTTGTGATTACTTCACCAGTTGGATTGAATAGTTTGGTACGGTCTTTAGTTGGGATTGCAAATTTATTTTCATGCAACATGTCGAGTGAAACCGTAAGCTCATATTCATAGCCATCACGCTGCTCAGCTTTCATACCAAGTTTGATAACTTTCCCTTTTTCACCCTGCACAGTTTCTGTTTTTGCACGAGTTGTAGTGATAATGTGCATATCTGTCTGAAGAATTGCGTCGATAAACTTTCTATGTTTAGGAGTGGTTTCAGACCATGCTGACCATGTATTTCCCTTAAATCGTTTAGCTGCCTCATCGTTCATTTCTAGACAACCACCTGTGCCAATCCACTCATGACTAGCACTATCAATTACAAGCACTTCATAACCCATGTTGTATGCGGCATGAATTGCACCTGCAAATCGTTCAGGGCTGTAAGGCGGTTTCAACGGTAATGTGTCAAAGGTAAATTCATTTGCATATAAAGACGCAGATTCATTTTCTGTATCAATTACCGCAATCTTTTGGCCAAGACTTGAAGCTAATACAAGGGCAGAGTAGGTTTTGCCAGAGCCACTCGCACCATTAAGATTTAACTTGAGCTTTGCTTTTTTACGTTCTGCCTTAGTGAAAGAGAACTGTTCTTTGGTTTGCATGTTCATCTTTAATCACCTTTATATTTTGAATTTGAATAAATCGGAGACAATTCACGAGTCGCTTCGTCTTTCTTAAGTGCAACTTGATTAACTGGTCCGCATTTGTAATTTGGTTCTTTCTCACCGATTGGCGTGCAGTGCTCTAAAGTTAAGGCCCATCTTTTCCAAGACTTTGATAGGGCATCCCAGTAGAACATCTGGTCTTTATTGGCTTTCAATTTCCAATCGCTGCCACCAAAAGTGCTGTAGTGAGTTGCTTCATCTTCTTCACCAACACAGCATCCAAATTGTTCAAGAAATTCTGCATTGAAGAAAAAGCCCATACACACCTCACGCTTTAATAGTCGCTAAAAGGTTTGCAGTGTGTTGGCGCTCCATTTCTGCAATCTTGCTTTGCCATTGGCGGTATTCTTTTGAGTTGATATCGCCACGTTGAAAGGCATATTCCACTGCACCCGCTAACAGTTCAGGATGCTTGCTTAAGTCCTTCAAAAGCTTTGATTCAGTAGCAGCATCAAACGAGATATTGGCTAACATATTCATGAGTTAGTACCTCTCAGCTTGTTAGCAAAAGCATTGCGTTCTTCGCGAGATTTGAACTCGTAAGTGACTGCATAAACCAATGAATTGTGTTGAGTTTCCTTATTTGGTTTAGGCAGCTCAGCGTTTACTTTTAAAGTGGTAGGTTTAAGGCGGAAATCAAATCCATCATTTAAGATGTCACAAGCTGGTAAATGCTTTGCATCTTCCCATTTAAATGTTCCATCTCCCTGCGAGCACAATGCCTCAACATCAACTCGCTTACCGATTAGATCGTATGCCTCCGCACCGCTAATCAAGGCTGGGTCTTTGTTATAGTCCTTGTACTCTTCACGGAGTTCATCCAAATCGTTTAATACAGCTTGTACTGTCTGGATTGGCTTAAGTGCTTTAGGATTAACAGAGACTGGAAACCAACCATCAGTAGTCATTAAGTGCCAACGTTCATCAATACAAATGTACTTAAAGTCATTCTCACAAGTGTGAGTGGCATCCTTCACATCATTACGCTTCAACACAACAAGGTCACGGAGTTGAGGGAGGGTGAGTTCTTTCTCATCACTTCCATGAAAAGACCAAGTTAGGCGACCATTTGAGCCAACATCAATCCAGCAGTTTGCCAATGGTTTAACTTCATTTGTAGAACCAAACCACTCGCAACCAAGTTCAAAAAGGGCTTCTTGGATTTCTGTATTGCTAACTTCGTCTGTAACTTTGATTTTGCAGTTATCCATGAGAGGGCTCCTTAGCTAAAGGCTCTTCATAAATCCATAGAGTTTTGCCACTGCCATAACGAGCAGAGTACACGCCTGTTCCATCTGTATTGATGATCACACCTAAGTCATATGCAGCTTGACGGTCTGAAATCTCCAAACCTTTGGCCTTCATACAATTTACAACACCTCTCGTGTAAGGGCGCTTGCCTTCTGCTTTAGCGTCTTTTACACATTGAAGAACTTGTAATTGACGTTCTGATAAATTGAGAGAACTTGACATCACTTCACCCCCTCAACCTGAACGCGGACATACATGTTCTGTTTTGCTTTGAGTTCGTTGGCGTATTGCTCGTCGGCACAGCCTTTTAGGAATGCAAATACAATGAAGGTGATAATCCAGAAAGCTAGGAATGCTTTCGAGCCATCACGGAAGGCTTGGCTAAACTTGTACTTTTCAATTCTTTGATTCATACTTATCTCACTCTTTGAGTAAAAGCACGCAGGTTTTAGTCGGTCTAGCGTGCTTTTTATTAAGGAATGAGTAAAGAATACTTTACATATTATTTGTTGTAAAGAGGTATTTACAAATTATTGTATATTACACTAAACAATATGCTTTAATAGACAAAAGAAAACCCACGCTGGGTGGGTTATTTGGAGTTTGTTATGGGCGAGAAAAAGCAAGAGTATGCAATTATCCCAAAGGGTAGTTGTGTAAGCATTATGGGGTGTCGCATCACCTTAGCGGAGGATACTAAGGTTGAGGGTAATCAAGCTAATATTGATTACATCCTCAAAGATCAAGAAAATTTTAACAGAGGTATTGGTGTTGTTGGTGGGGCTTTAAGTAATCAATTAAAAGAAAGTGGTCTTTAATGGATCAACTAATTTTTGCTCAACATTATAAGAAGCCCAATCATTTAGATCAATTTTAGCAACAAAAATTGTATCATCGTGATCAACATAAGATTTTAAAAAATCTCTTATCTGTGATGAAGTATAAGTGGTTTTTACAATAAATTGAGACAAGGTTGGTTTAACCCAGACCGTTCCCGACAGAGCATCGATACCCTCTTGAAGTCGAGTATAGTTTTTAATCTTATGTAGATCGTATGTAATTGAGTATGCTGCCATTTATTTTCTCCACCCGATCTGTTGTAAAGACTGTGTCGGGTTCACAGTGAGTTTATAGATATGAATAATGAAAGCAATTATCTGATAATGGCTATGAGTCTAGTAATAATAGCAACGTCACTTCCTGCAATTTACTGTAACCTCATGGTCGTTGGAATGTGTTATGGCGCAGCGCTTATACTCATTATTGCCTCCATAAAACTGAAAATAAAAAGATACAAGAATGGCGATAATTGCTAAGGTTTGAGATACAAATGCATTCGGGTGGCGTTTTATTGAATTAATCAGGAATATGAAAAAGCCAACATGGTAGGATAATAATTTAGCCGCCCAATGACGATATGGTTCTCTTACTACTGTAATAATTCCAGTTGCAGGGTTGCTATCAATTAGTCCTGGATCTCCTTTGTACCAAGTCTTAATCTTTTTTACTAATTCTCCAAACATATGTTATTCTCAACTTATCAATTATCTTGTGATATTGGTGGGCGCAAAGGCTAATGCTGCCAACATTAGTCAATCCAAGACCTTCCTAAGCTTGGATGGAAAGACCGACTTATCATCGGTCTTTTTTTATTATTTAATTTTCTGCCCCAACTTTCCTTCTTTTACCAACTGCACGACCTGCTCATTAGTAAGCACAGGAATAAAGACTTTGTCGCCAATATCTTTGGAAAGAATCTTCACTTCTTCGGCTGTTAGCACCAAAGCTTCACCATGTTTCGCAGCATCATTGATGCGAGCAATAATCTGATTGATTGGTAGTTTTGAGTTGTCCATAAGTCTTCCTGTGATTAATGCGAATAAGGATGTTCTTGTCTGTGCTGACTTGGTGGTACGATGTCAGTAATAGCTGTAATGCTTTCTACCTCATCCATTTCAAAGAAAAATCGCTCACCACCATTCACAGAAAGCAAACTTAAAACCCCACCATTGATGCCGACAAATTCTTTAATTGTGCATCTTCCATCCTTCAAGCACACCTGAACAAACTCATTCGGCACAAGCTCTGCATCTGGATCGCAAACTACATACCAACCGTTCCGAATTGCTGGAAACATTGAGTCGCCAGTGCCTTTAATGCCATAGGCTCTTGGACCCGCTGTATGAGTTGGAACATATCCATCACCACCGTTACCTTCGTAACCCATATCTGTGAAATACCCATCCATACCCATTTTTGAATAGGCTTTAACAGGAACGTATCTTTTTTGAATAGGGAATGGCTTAGTTGGTGTTTGGACAAATTTAACAGCTTCTTCACTATCTGGAATATTGTACTTCTGCTTAAAGGCTTCAATATCAAGAACATTTAATTGTGCACCACCACTATCCAATTGTGTGGCAATCATTTTATTGCTTTGACCAGCTAGCCAATCTTTAGAAACCCCTAAGAATTCGGCAGCTTTAACTAAATTTGACCCCTCTAACTCTTGGGTTGGGCCGTTTACCCACAACCCAACATTAGCTCTGCTCACGCCCGCAAATCTAGCCAACTCAGTATTTTTGAATCTTTTACCTGTCTCAGATTCATAGTGCTTTATAGCTAAAGACATTCGCTCTTGAAGAGTGCTCATAGTGTAAATCTCATGGCTATTGCCATAAACAAAATGTAAAGAAATCTTAACTTTTCATTTGTAAAGCTTGCTAAACTTTTAAGAGTAAAGTAGACTTGACAAAGTAAAGTTGAAATTGGAATTAATTATGCGAATTGAGATGAAAACATCTGATGTTTTGGCTCGGTTCAATGCGCCAAAAATCGCAAAACTCTTAAAAATTAGCCGTCAAGCAGTCTACCAGTGGGGTGAATTTGTACCTGAAGCTGCTGCATTCAAGTTGCTTGAACAAGAACCAACACTACCAGTTAAGAGGGTCTCATGAGTCTTGAAAAAAAATCTACGCATGTGCGCTTATCTCCCGAAATCCATGAACGAGCAAAAATACTTGCTCATGTTAAAGAAAAGGATCTCGCGGCCTATCTAGGTTTTCTTATTGAAAAAGAGATAGTTGGCGAGTGGCATGTATTCAATATACAAGCAAAATCTTTCGAGCGTTTGGGAATGTCAGCTTTAGTGCGGGAATTGAGTACAGAAGTCAGCTTTTCAGAGGGATCGGAAGGGATTAACGGGATTTTAGACAAATAAAAAAGCCTGATTTCGTGGATCAGGCTTAGTGTTCAAACAAGGTGGACCAAATGAACTATTCAATATTAGCAGACATTGAACTAAATCGGAAGATTAGTTTGTTTCAAAAAGCGGTTGAGGCTTATGTGCTTAATCGAACTCTCGAAAACTCTATGGCATTGGCTAAAGCGAAAGCTGATTTAGCTGCATTTGTATTGAGAGGTGTTTGATGGGTGCGTTAAAACAAGCTGAGATTATTCCAATCTCAAAAGGTAAGGGCAATATGACGGATAAGTTTGAGGAAGGTCATGTCCGCTCAAGTTGGCAGTACAGACGTGATGTATATCCATTCTTATCTGATGCAGCTCGACATGTCTATTTCATGCTTGAGGGCTATATTAACGGGTTTAATAAAGAATCTGACTATGTTAGCTACTCACAGCTTCAGGAAGAGAAGCGTCACAAAGACAATCCCAAAGCTAGAAAATCAAGCTCAAAAACCGTTAGTAAAGGGCTTGAGGAATTAATTTCATTAGGTGTTATCAGTGTTATTTCTACACATCCGAAATTAGGAAATCAGTACAAAATTAACGAAGTTTCGCTGTCTGACCACTTTACTAAGGAAAGTACTTCACCTAGTACAGCACTTTACCTAGTAAAGCACGAGCACTTTACTAAGGAAAGTACTAGCACTTTACCTAGTAAAGACACAATAGATAATACTTATAGAAATATTTATAGAGAGAGTGACTCTCAACAAAACCAGGTCGAAGAAGTTCTGAATATCTGGAAACCAGATTTACAACAATTGAATTCTTGGATGCAAAGATCTGGATTACCAAAAATCAATCAAGCTCAAGTTGAAGAATTACTTCTTGAAATCAACCCACACTACGAAAACAAAATCATCACTGGTGCAGTAACAAGCACTCAGATGTATTCAAATTTCGTGAAGTGGGTAAAACGTGATTTCAAACTTGTTGAAAAACTTTTCAAACAAGCAGAACAAAACAACACTCAAGCAATCAATCCTGAAAATCTCGAAACAGAAATGGGGGATTGGTAATGTCGAATATTCATAACATCCCTATGGAACAAGCAGTTCTTACAGCATTGATGACTGTAGACAAATCATTTGATGTTGTAAGTAACGATCTTGATGTTGAGTGCTTCTTTCCAGAGCGCCATAAGCAAATCTTCCAGGCTATTGCTGACCTTGCTAACGAAAACAAACCTTATGACTTCGTTATGGTTGAGCAGCAGCTTAAACAAAAAAACGTAATTCATTTGATGGGTGGTTCTGAATACCTGCTTCAAATGAGCAGCGAAGCGCCTTCAAGCTTTTACAACCTGGAGTCTTATGTTGCAGAACTAAACAAGTTCAAGGCACACCGTGAAGTTGAGCATATTGGTCAAAGCATTGCTGAGATTGCTAAAGACTTAACAATCCCTGACGTTCACATTGCAGCAGAAAGCATCCTGGATGGGAAGAAAACTTCGAATGATGTTGAGAAGACTAGCTTCACATTTGAAGAGGCTTTGAATCGTGCTACAGATCGTTTAATCCAAAAGGCTGAGGCTAAAGCTAACAAGCAGTACACAGGCGTAAAGTTTAACTTAACTCACCTGGATAACCTTGTTGGATTAATTCAAAAAGGACACTTCTGCATCGTGGGTGGTCGTCCTGGTTCAGGTAAATCAACTCTAGCTCAAATGTTAGTTATTCAGACAGCAGTGCGATACAACGAGCCTGTATTGGTTGTATCTGCCGAAATGGATGTAGAGACATTCACAAACCGCTGCATCTCAGCATTAACCAAAATTCCTTATGACAACATTCATAACGCTGAATTATTTGATGGGATGTTGGCTCAATTTGCAGATGCTCAAAGACGATTCAGTTCTTTGCCAATCCATATCGAAGACAAGCAAAAGCCGACAATTGCAGAAATACATTCTTGGGCTCGTAAAGCGAAACGTAAGTACAAGAAACTTGGCTGTATCGTAATTGATTACCTTCAATTAGTACGTGATCCAAGCAAGAAAGACCGTTACCAGGAAGTGAGTTCAATTAGCCGTGATTTAAAAGCATTGGCTAAAGAGTTCGATTGCCCAGTTATCGCATTAGCACAGCTTAACCGTGAGTCTGAGAAAGGGAAGCGTCCTAAAGCATCAGATCTAAAAGAATCAGGCCAGATTGAACAGGATGCAGATCAAATCATCCTGGCGAATCCAATCATTGGCGAAGACGACCTGCCATCAGGTGTCACTGAATTAATCGTTGCTAAAAACCGTCATGGCAAGAAAGGCGTAGTTCGAGTTATGGACCGCTTAGATATCTGCCGTTTTGTGACTATTCGAGAAGAAGAGAGAGGTGCAGCGTGAAATATGGATCAGTTTGTTCAGGAATTGAAGCTGCAACTGTTGCTTGGCATGACCTTGGGTTAAGTGCTTCATGGTTTTCTGAGATTGAGAAATTTCCAAGCCAAGTATTACAGCACCATTATCCAGAAATTCTAAATTTGGGTGATATGACGCTTATTCGCGACAAAGTGAAATCAGGTGAAGTTGAAGCACCAGATGTTTTGGTTGGTGGTACACCATGTCAGGCGTTTTCAATAGCAGGTTTGAAAAATTCACTTAATGATGATCGAGGTCAGTTGACACTTGAGTTTGTGAGACTAGCAGATGAAATTGATTCAGCAAGAACTATTTGCGGACTTAAGCCAGCCATCATTGTTTGGGAAAACGTTCCAGGAGTGCTCAACACAAAAGACAATGCATTCGGTTGCTTTTTGGGAGCATTGTCAGGTTCGGGGTGTGAATTACAACCGGCAGGGAAAAAGTGGACAAACGCTGGTTGTGTGTTTGGACCATCTCGACAAGTCGCTTGGAGAGTCCTTGATGCTCAATATTTCGGAGTCGCCCAACGACGCAAAAGAGTCTTTGTTGTCGCAAGTGCTAGAGAAGGAAGTGTTGCCAAAGTACTTTTTGAGCAAACAGGCATGTCTGGGAATACTACTGAGATCAGAGAAGCGAAAAAAAATAATACCGAAGCTGTTGCAAAGTGCCTTACAAGACGTGGCGCAGGTGGACAAAACCTAGATGCAGAAACAGCAACCTTTGTAATACATGGTACTCAAGACCCGCTAGTGAATGAAGAAACAGCTCATTGTTTAGGTAGAAACAGAGGTCAAGAGAATGCAGTTTTCACTGTGAATAAAACCGCTGCGACGCTTACTCGAGGATTTGGTGATCGAGGAATTGATGCTGATCAAATCACTAATGGTAATTGCGCTATTCAATTTAAAGGGGTGAGAAGACTTACACCAGTAGAGTGTGAGCGCCTACAAGGATTTCCTGACCAATATACAAACATTCCAAATGCTAAAGATAGCCCGCGTTACGCAGCGCTAGGTAACTCTATGGCAGTTCCAGTAATGCGGTGGATTGGAGAACGTTTGCTACAAGTTTTTGGAGAAGCAGCGTGAAAGCAATAAAACGAGTTAAAGCATTCCAAAACATTTTTGACATTTTGCTATTCGCTACACATGCAACTCAACCTTTCACTATGAAGGATTTGCATGACTATGTGCTAGATGCGCCCAACAACACTATCCAGTGCTATGTGCAGGAATTAATTAAAAGCGGCTACTTGGAAAAGGACTCATACGCAACTTACAAAGCAACTCAATATGCAAAAGACATCCTGAATGTTAAAGGGGAGCTGAAAGCATGATCGAATTTGCAGATTACAACTCAATGATGAAGCTGCGTAGAGCATACAACCTCGGTACTCGTAATGAAGAAACAAGAGCAGCAGCAAACCTCTACGAGAAATTAAGAAAGCTGAAAATGCTAGACCAGCTTAAGCAGGAAGCCATTACTAAACGTTACAAGGAGGCGGTATGAAACCAGAACAGTTTATTCGTGAGTTTGGCGAAAAGAAGGCGAGAGAGGTTGTTGAGGGTGCGCCTGATCTTTCACTTTTCTATGACTTGGAAAAGCAAAAACAAGTGCTTAAGGAAAGTACATCAATTGCAATGGCTTTCCTAAAGAACCGTTTTCTTCCAATTGAAGACCTCAAACGTCTGGTGGAGTCTTTGGACATCATAAGCGACCTAGATGGAATCGATGCGGCAAAAGGAACATTGGATGAATTAATAAAGCTAGATTGGGATGAATTTGAGCATCGTTGGATTGATAACTGGATGTGTACTAGACCACGTTTAGAAAGGGCAATCAAAGACCACGAATCAATATACGGAGGCGGGGATGAGTAAATATCAACAGGAAGTTGCAGTACTTCTTATCGCCAGTGCAATTCTTTATGCGGGATTTAAGACAACGTTTATCGGTGTTGTTTGTTTGATTGGGTATCTAGCGTTTGTGTGGTCGATGTTTAAAGGAGCCAGCCATGAGTGAGTTTAAAGAATACAAAGTAGGTGACATGGTTGTTTTTAAAAACAAACCAATAATTGAAAAAATTAAAAATGTATTTGAGGTGAAAAAAGTAACTGATGAGGGCGTTGTCATCGGTCAGGTTGAGATAGGTGGGGAATTAAGAGATTTTCATCCAATTTTTAACCAAATCCGAAAAGCTGAACCAGAAGAAATCACAGTAGGCCACCGCATTGACAACAACCTAGGCGACGACTTCCCCATAGAAAACCACATAAGCCCGCTGTGTGAGGTGAAAGATCATGAAGCTAAATAAAAAACAACGTGCTGAGCTTAAGCAGAAGTATGACGGTCATTGCGCCTATTGTGGTGAGTTATTGGGTGAAAAGTGGCATGCAGATCACTTGGTAGCAGTCGTGCGCGATTTAACTACAGGGAAGCCAGAAAAACCTGAAAACGATGTCTATGAAAATTTAATGCCAGCATGCACTGCTTGTAATCACAATAAGCGCTCATTGTCTTTGGAGTCTTGGCGCTCTCTTCTTGCGCACTATCGTGATATTCAAGTGCCACGCGACTGCTCTCAGATACGCCATTTAATGCGCTTTGGATTGGTTGAGTTCATCCAAAAACCTGTGACGTTTTACTTCGAATCAAAGGATGCTTGAGATGGATAAGAAAGCATTATTAGAACAGTTTGAGCAGACTAAAACCTACGACTTGTGCAAGTCATGGCAAATTGATTTTGATGAAAAGGCTGAGATCTATTACTCAATTAATCCAGCTTATCACAATGATGTTGTTGCGCTTAATGCTGCATGGAGCATGTTCCAAGAACAGCAAGCGAAAGTGGAGGAGCTGCAAAAGCAAAATGCATGGTTGAGTGATGTTGCAGAACGTGAAAATAAACGTGCTAACAAGCTCAAAGAAGAACACGTCAGCACAACAATATTGCTTGGAAAAGTAGAGCAGCAGAAGGCAGAGCTGCAAAAGCGGGTGGATGCGGCATTAAAAGAGACTCAATTTGCTTTGCAGTATGTTGAAGAGGACATGCGCGGCAATCATGAATTTCTACAAATGGCAATGATTCGAACCTTTAAAGCTTTAGAGCAAGCGCTCAAGGGGGAAGGACAGTGAACTTTGATAATGAAATGATTAAAGGTATTTCTCAAAGTGAGTTTGAAAAAGCTTTTGCAAAGCAGATGATGAAAGATCGAGTTTCTGATCAGATGCAAAAAGATATGGAAGCTCTTCAAAAACTTAACAGTGGCAATTATGTGATTGTGCCAAAAGAGCCAACTCAAAGAATGCTAAACGCTGGTCATGTCGCAATGAATCCTATCAAAGGGTCAGACGTCCATTCAGGGACTAATCAGAAGCGTCGTGAGTGCTACAAGGCAATGTTAAGGGCTTATCAGGAGTACGGTGACCAATGACCACATTCAAAGACTCACAACGCATTAGATCAAAACCAGTGGCGCGTTCAAGCGTGCCATTAAAGCATAGACAAGGTGTTAGCAAAGGTGAAGCGATGCTTTGCCGTCAGCTAGATGTGATGAATATTGCTTATGAACAGGAGTTTAGATTCCATCCAGAGCGTCGTTGGAAGGCTGACTTTCGAATTGAAGGCTACATGATCTTAGTGGAAGTGGAAGGCGGTGCATTCAGCAATGGTCGTCACACCAGAGGCGAAGGCTACACGGCAGACTGCGAGAAATACTCAGTTGCAGCTATTCACGGATGGACTGTAATTCGCGGCACTACAAAGCAAGTTCAAAGCGGCCTAGTGCTCAATTGGATTGAAGAAGCAATGAAACGATTGAAGGTGGCGTGATGAATCAAGAATTTTTGAATTGGGCAAAAAAGAATTTGAATTACACAGGTGTGGATGCATTTGAAGCGGGAAAACAAAGTCGACAGGCTGAGATTGACGCAAATGAACGTAAGCTCTTAAAGCTTAGTGAGGCCATCTATGCGTGTGGTGATTTACGTGAATATTCCGATGATGAGCTACTTGGTTTCTACAAAGTCCTCAAAGGTATTTTGGAGGGTAAAGACCATGTGTGTTGATGAGCAAATCAAAATGCTTGAAAGCGGTGACTATGTGATAGTGCCTAGAGAGCCTACACAAAAAATGCTTAATGCTGCTCACTGCTACATGAACCCAGTTAAAGGAAGTGATGTGCATCCTGAAACAAATAGAAAGCGCAAAGAAATGTACAAAGCAATGATAAATGCGTGCTTGAAAGAAATGGCAAAAGGTTAAGGTGACGGTATGAATGCGGCAGTGAATCACATTATGCAAGCAACGGACTGGACTAAATACAGTCTGGAAGAATGGCTTTATCAATTTGGGGCTTGGATGTACTCAAATTCTGGAACTTGTGGGAAGAGCATAAACCCGATTGCTGTCGCTATGGATCAGGCTGCTAAGAAGCGTAAGCAAGAAGTGAAAGGCAAAGAGCAGATCATGGCAGATTGGCTTTGTTCTGATGATCCAGTTATCCCTAAAGGTCGTGGGCGTATAACATGTGAAATCACAGACAATGAAGCGCGTGCAGTTCAACGTCTTATTCTCGACATGCAAGGGCAGTCGGAAGTTCTAGACGGTTGGCTTGAAATGGTTATATTTCGCTACTGCTACTCAATGCCGTTATCCAGACTAGTAACTCCATATGCAACTCTAATGGATGTGAAGTTTGATATTAAGTGCGGATTAGCTGCTATACATGCTAGATACCCATTTATTGCTTACAAATCAAAAATAGCTTCATGATTATTGACGTGACGTCACTAATGTTATATATTCATGGTACAGTGGTGCGAAGTGTAAGTAAGGCATCACTGGATTAGTTAGTAACCCTTGCAACATAAGCAAGAAGGCGAACCTAGATTTAAAAGCTCACTTAATCGTGGGCTTTTTGCTTTTTGGAGCATTCAAAAATATTAAAACCCATATTCAAAAGTTTGCTGATTAGCTAAAGACTGTTTAGGCAAACACGTAGGGATGCACGAAAGTCATCACAACCCATGCAGTTCATCGCGCATGGATGGGATATGCAGGAAATACATACCAGACTGGGAGTGATGCCCCGCCATTAAAATAGATCTGAAAGCTGAAACGTAAAATACTGTGCCCATCCAGTGGTTTTATAAAGTAAGTGAGTAGCGGTAGGCCACAGTACTGTTATAAAGCTGTGGCAATTCATTTTTGGAGGTTCACATGCTCCGAATCATCAGGCAAGTATTCTGTTTTCATGTTTGGGAATATCAATCCGACATGTTCAATCAGAAAGAATGCAGAAAGTGTGGAAAGATTAAGTGTTTATAGCCCTGTCGTTTGACGGGGTTTTCTTTTTTGGGGTGTTTATGAAAGAACCTAACTTTGCACCTGTATTTGCATCGCTTTATACAGGGTTGTGCGACATAGCAAGAAACAATGGTTATGCACTGACTGTGCATGGAACACTAAATTTAGATTTTGATTTAGTGGCAATTCCTTGGACTGATAAAGCGGTAGAGCCAATTGAATTGATTGAAGCAATGGCTGAGCGACTAAACTTGTATGGCGGCCAGATGTTTGAAGGTGTTCATGATAAGAATCCAGAAGAAAAGCCGCATGGTCGACTTGCATGGCTACTGATGTTTGGTAGTGGGGCAAACATAGATATTAGCGTTATGCCTAAATTGGGGTGAGTATGGACACAATCGAAGCGAAGAAGAATTTAGATCTACTCTATAAAGATAGATTTAACCTAGAGAATCTGAATCATCTCAATGCGCGAGAGCAGTTTAAACAAGACTGTAAGCGTCGTATCAGAGATATTGATACTCAGATTGCTAACATTAAGCAGAACCTTAAAAATGCGTGATGCAAAGCGATTGAAGGCTATTCGATTGTTACCATGCGTTAGATGTGGCTCAAGTCCTTCACAGGCAGCACATTCAAACAGTTCGAAGCATGGTAAGGGTAGAGGCATTAAAAGTTCAGACCTCTATACCGTAGCCCTATGTGCAGCCTGTCATGCTGCGTTTGACCAATTCAAACTAGGCACAAGACAAGAATCAGAAGCTTTGTTTGATGGGTGGTTGGAGAAGACAAACCGAATGCTTAATCTTAAAGATGATGAGGTGTTTTGATGTTTAAACAATTATTAAGAAGTTTAGCTTGGCGCATTTTAGATGAAGAAATTCGCAAAGGTTGGATCCATCGCACCTCACTAGGTGAATACACTAAATGGATGAGCAGGGATTTTCCAGTTATGGAAGATACTTGGGAGTTCTTCAAAGAAAGACCATATGGTGATACTGCGGGTGTTTGCAGACACCGTGAAGAAATGCGAAGAAAACATATTAAGGATTAAGCCACCCTCGGGTGGTTTTTTATTGCGAGGTCAAAATGGAACCTAGATTCGTCATCAAAAACCATTCTGACATAAACTATGTAATTGGCTATCTGAATAATAATCATGCAAAGGCAGCGAATGAAGGGAAGCCTTTAGTTGTTACGATTACTTGTAAGCAAGAAAGCCTTTCAGCAGCACAACGAAGATTATATTGGCTCTGGATGACTGAATACGGAAACTATAGAGGTCTGGATAAAGAAGAGGCCTCATCATTCTTTAAATACAAATATCTTTCAGTAATTTATAACCGTGACAATGTTGGTGAATATCCTGAAACCTTCAGGACTATGAAGGAACTCAAAAAGACGGGTGCAAGCCAATATGAGGCTTTGCGGCAGTTTGTTGCTAATAGGATCAGCATCACCGAAGCAACTACAAAACAGATGAAAGAGTTCTTAAATGATATCGAAATCTTTTGTCTAAAGGATGGTGTGAAGCTCACATGTCCAGATGATCTTAAATATGTGATTGAGTAGAGGCATATATGGCCTGTAAAGGATGTGAGGAACGTCATGACTGGATCAAACAACAATTCGAACTGTTCAAAGAAAGATTGCAGTTGCGGAAACAAAGAAATACTACAGCTGCTCACTCAGATAGTGGAGCAGAACACAACACTGATTCAGCAATTAGCACAGAAGGATCAGGTGATACTGGCAGCACTGGAACAGAACAATGAGTTGCTAATGCAGCTTAGTGAGCAAGAGTCTGTTGTGGCGTATAGCAATAAGACGTTGGATTGAGGTGAAACATGGCCAAGCAATTAAGTGTTGCGAATATTGAATATGCAGGCGGTAAGTCTGCAAAAGGGACAAAGGTAAAGCTAAGTGATGGTAGTTACTTAGCCGGTGTTAGCTTTGTTGAGACTACAGTAGGTGTGGATCAGGCAGCAGAAGTTCTTATCCGGTTGACTCCAGACTTTGAAGACAAAGAGATTAGACCTTCACCTGCTTATGATGGGAGATAAGTATGTTCAACTTCTTCAAAAGACCAATCGTAATTAACTTTACTGTTGAGCAAGTGCATCCCAATTCAACTATCAGTGTTATTAAAACTGATTCTAATATGTCTGAGCATATAGGACGCGCTATTGCAAATGCATGGAAGGATAGTGGGTTTAAACAAAGGGCTGTCGTAATTGATAAGAGACTATCAATAGAATCTCTCACTGATGAAGACTTGAAACATTTAGGTCTAATG